ATCGACGGGGGGTAGGGCCTTGCGCCGCCCGGTCACGGTCACGGAGGGATTGCAAACAATTTTTTTTAAATATAAAATGTCTTACATGACATGGCACACGCTCCCACACGACACGCGCAAGCTTCAGGCAACTGAGGCGCGGCTTGACGCAATCTATTGGGCGGCGCGTAATGGCCTGAAGGGCGACACGCTGGCGTTGGCGGCTGGGATGCGTCCGTCTGAGTATCGGCAGCTCTGCGAGTTTGATCCGCTGACGGAGATGGCGGAACAGAAGGGACGCGCTGACGGCGAGATGGAGATCTCTGGTATATTGCATGACGCGGCGCGGCAGGGTGACGCCAAGGCGGCGTTGGAAATCTTGAAGCACGCGCATGGATGGACGGCCAAGACGGCGTTGGACATCAACATCGACCAGACCATCTCGGTCAAGCACGCCTTGGAGATGGCCCAGCAGCGGGTGCTGGAGGGGGCGTTTACTGTTGTGGAACAGCTAGAGGACACAGACCGTGCAAACACCAATCTATTCGGCTCAGGACGAGATGGAGGTGATGGCGCGGTTGTGGACGCCCGCGCTGAAGAACGACCCGCTAAAGTTCGTGCTGTACGCGTTCCCGTGGGGGCAGAAGGGAACGCCTCTTGAGGACTTTGCTGGCCCGCGCAAATGGCAGCGCGAGGTGCTGCATGAGCTGGCACAGCATATAGAGCAGAACAACGGCAAGGTTGACTTCGACACGCTCAGGATGGCGACCAGCTCGGGGCGCGGCATCGGCAAGTCGGCGCTGGTGTCCTGGCTGGTGATCTGGATGCTATCGACGCGCATCGGGTCCACCACCATCGTGTCGGCCAACTCGGAAGCGCAGCTCAGGTCGGTGACGTGGGCGGAGATAACCAAGTGGCTGTCTATGAGCCTGAACAGCCACTGGTTCGAGATCAGCGCCACCCGCGTGGCTCCGGCCAAGTGGTTGACGGAGATCGTGGAGAAAGATCTCAAGATGGGCACGCGCTACTGGGGCGCGGAGGGACGGTTGTGGAGCGCGGAGAATCCGGACGCCTACGCGGGGGTGCACAACTTCCAGGGCGTGATGCTGGTGTTTGACGAAGCCAGCGGCATCGAGGACAGCATCTGGTCGGTGGCGGCGGGGTTCTTTACGGAGAATACGCCCAACAGGTTTTGGATGGCGTTCAGCAACCCGCGCCGCAACAGTGGGTACTTCTACGAGTGCTTCAACGGCAAACGGGATTTCTGGCGCAACAAGATCGTGGACGCCAGATCGGTCGAAGGAACGGACAAAGCGGTGTACCAGCAGATCATCGACGAGTACGGGGCGGACAGCAACCAGGCCTACGTTGAGGTGTACGGGCAGTTTCCCAGTGCGTCAGACGATCAGTTTATCGGCAGCCACCTGGTTGACGAGGCAATGGACCGCGTCAAGTGGAAGGATCAGTCGGCCCCCATCGTCATCGGCGTGGACCCGGCGCGGTTTGGGGCGGACTCGACGGTCATCGCCGTGCGGCAAGGCCGGGACATCATCGCTATTAAGAAGTACAGGGGTGACGACACGATGGAGGTCGTGGGCCGGGTGATCGAGGCTATCGAGGAGTACAAGCCCGCGCTGGTGGTCGTGGACGAGGGCGGGCTAGGCGCGGGCGTCGTGGACCGGCTCAAGGAACAGCGGTACAAGATCAGGGGCGTCAACTTTGGGTCCAAGAGTAAGAACCCGCTCATGTGGGGCAACAAGCGAGCGGAGATGTGGGGTGAGCTGCGGACGTGGCTCAAGACGGCCAGCCTGCCCAAGGACCGGTACCTCAAGAGCGACCTGATCGGCCCCATGATGAAGCCGGACAGCAAGGGTACGATCTTCTTGGAAAGCAAGAAAGACATGAAAGCGCGGGGGCTGGCGTCACCCGACGCAGCGGACGCCATCGCTGTTACGTTCGCGTTCCCGGTGGCGCACCGGGAGTACGTTGACCGGGGGCCTAGAAGAGGGTACTCTGCGGGCGGAATTACAACCTCATGGATGGGATCGTAACCATGTCCACCAGCACCAAATCAATCGGCGTTGCTTTCGAGGATCAGAACATCATCGGTTCTGATTTTGTTTTGGCTGGCGGTCAGCTTGGCTACTCGACCGACGCGCAGGGCGCGGTCACGCAGCTCACCAGCAAGTCTACTGGCGTGACGCTGGACAAGTCTTGCGGTCAAATTACCATGAACAACGCGGCGTTGGCGGCTACGACCAACGTGACGTTCACGCTGACAAATTCAATAATCGGCGTCAAAGACGTGCTGGTCTTAAATGTGTACGGAGGCACTTCTGGTTCGTACAACGTGTGGGTCAGCGGTCTGGCTGCGGGATCGGCCACCATCACCGTGCGTAACATCACGGGTGGTTCGCTGTCGGAAGCCATTACCATCAACTTTGCCATCATCCACGGGCAGTAACATGCCGCTCAAAAAGTCCTCCACGCCCAAGGCGTTCAAAACCAACGTGGCGACCGAAATAAAGGCTGGCAAGCCGCCTAAGCAGGCGGTTGCCATTGCCTACTCGGTCAAGCGAGCAGCAGCGAAGCCATCAAAGGGCAAGTGACATGGCTAAGTCCGTTTCTTTATCGGTTGGACGCGGGGAAAAACTACCCGTCAGCAAAGGTGCTGGTCTGACGGCCAAAGGGCGTGAAAAGTACAACCGGGAAACGGGCTCTAACTTGAAAGCGCCCGCTCCTAGCCCTAAGACTGAGGCAGACAAGGGCCGCAAGGCTTCGTTTTGCGCGCGGATGGGGGCAGTAGCTGCCAACGCCAAAGACGGCGAACGCGCCAAAGCGGCGCTCAAACGGTGGAAGTGCTGACATGGCAACCAAACCTGGGCTTTATGCTAACATCAATGCAAAGCGCGAGCGCATCAAAGAGGGCTCGGGCGAGAAAATGAAGAAGCCCGGCGCGCCTGGCGCTCCGACTGCCAAGGCGTTTAAGGAATCCGCCAAAACTGCAAAGAAGAAATAGATGGATTATTCAGGGGTAGCTGCGGCAGGCCGCGTGTCAAGCGGGGGCGGGTCTCGTAAGAAAGACCCTGCTACCGTCATGGACGCCATGCGTAGCCGTCTGACGATGGCTATTGCTGCCTATTCCGAAAGCCGCGAAGATGAGTTGGACGACCTGCGGTTTTTTGCCGGGTCGCCTGACAACCAGTGGCAATGGCCTGCGGACGTGCTGGCTACCCGTGGTTCGGTGCAGGGGCAGACGATCAACGCCCGGCCTTGCCTGACCATCAACAAACTGCCCCAGCACGTTAGACAGGTAACGAATGATCAGAGACAGAATCGCCCAAGCGGCAAGGTCATCCCTGTCGATGACAAGGCGGACGTGGAAGTTGCTGAAATCTATGATGGTATCGTTCGCCATATTGAGTATATGTCGGACGCAGACGTGGCTTACGATACTGCCTGTGAAAATCAGGTAACGTATGGCGAAGGCTACATCCGGTTGCTGACGGAGTACACCGGCGATGATACGTTCGATCAGGACATCCGCATCGGGCGCATTCGCAACTCTTTTAGTGTCTATATGGACCCCACCATTCAAGATCCATGCGGATCTGACGCAAAATGGTGTTTTATCACGGAAGACCTTACAAAATCTGAGTACGAGCGCCTCTTTCCAGACGCCATGCCTATTTCGTCTATCCAGCAGCAAGGCGTGGGCGACGAAAACCTGTCCAACTGGCTCAACGAAGACGTAGTCCGCATTGCGGAGTATTTTTACATTGAATACGAGCCCGCCAAGCTCAACTTGTACCCTGATAACCGCACCGCGTTTGAGGGAACCCGCGAAGACGCTATGTTTAAGGCGTCTGGATTAACTCCGCTCAAAAGCCGCAACGTGGACCGCAAGCGCGTCAAGTGGTGCAAGACCAACGGCTACGAGATGCTGGAAGAGAACGACTGGGCGGGCCAGTGGATTCCGGTCATTCGCGTCGTTGGCAACGAATTTGAAGTCGATGGCCGTCTTTTTGTGTCTGGATTGGTGCGAAACGCCAAAGACGCGCAGCGGATGTACAACTATTGGGTGTCCGCAGAGACGGAAATGTTGGCTTTGGCCCCCAAAGCGCCGTTTATCGGCTATGGAGGCCAATTTGAGGGTTACGAGCAGCAGTGGAAGACCGCAAACGTCAACAATTGGCCCTATCTTGAGGTCAATCCTGACGTTACGGACGGCGCGGGCGCTGTTTTGCCGCTTCCGCAGCGTTCGCCGCCTCCTATGGCGCAAGTTGGGCTCATACAAGCCAAGGCAGGCGCTTCTGACGACATCAAATCGACCACTGGTCAGTACGACAGTAGCCTTGGCGCGACCAGCAACGAGCGGTCAGGCCGGGCTATTCTGGCTCGCGAAAAACAGGGTGATACAGGCACATATCACTACGTTGACAACCTTGCCCGCGCCATCCGCTACACGACGCGCCAGATCGTAGACATGATCCCCAAGATCTACGACACCCAGCGCATTGCCCGCATCATCGGCATCGACGGTGAAACGGACATGGCTAAGATTGACCCAACTCAGCAAGAGCCGGTCAAGAAGATTGTAAGCCCCGAAAACCCCAACGTCGTGATCGAAAAGATCTACAATCCCAGCGTTGGCAAGTACGATGTGTGCGTCACAACCGGGCCAAGCTACATGACCAAGCGCCAAGAAGCTCTTGACTCTATGTCGCAGCTTCTTCAAGGCAACCCGGCGCTTTGGGCTGTTGCTGGCGACTTGTTCATTAAAAACATGGATTGGCCTGGCGCGCAGGAAATGTCTCAGCGTTTTGCCAAAACCATTGATCCCAAGCTTCTTGAGACGGACGACAAATCGCCCGCGCTTCAGGCTGCTGAACAGCAGATGCAGGCAATGGGCCAAGAGATGGAAATGATGCACAAGATGCTTCAGAACGTCCATCAGTCCGTTGAGATGCAGGATCTTGAGCGCAAGAACTTTGAAGCAACAATCAAAGCGTTTGACGCTGAGACCAAGCGCCTTTCTGCCGTTCAAGCGTCCATGTCCCCCGAACAAATCCAAGACATCGTCATGGGCACGGTTCACGGCATGATTACCAGCGGCGATCTGGCGGGCGAAATGCCCGGTCAGCAGTTGCCAGGCGAAGAAATGCAGCAGGAAATGCCGCAGGGAATGCCGCAGGGAATGCCCCCTGAAATGCCGCCCCAAGGAATGCCACCGCAGGGAATGCCGCAATGAAGAAAGCTTCTGATTTTGTAGGGTATCTGTTCCTTGCGCGGGATGTGGCTCACTCGGTCCATCTCAACACCCGCAGTTTTGCCAAACACATGGCGTTGCAGGGGTTTTACGACGGTATCGTTGATCTGGCGGACAAGTTTGCTGAAGCTTATCAAGGCCGTCACGGTCTGATTGGCGGCATCAGTCTTCAGACTGCCAAGAAAACCACCAACGTCGTTGAGTTTTTGGAGAACCAGCTTCAAGAGATTGAAGACTGCCGGTACGACGTGGTGTCTGATAAAGACACCGCGCTCCAAAACATCATTGACGAGATTGTAGGGTTGTATCTGTCAACCCTGTACAAACTCAAGTTTTTGGCGTGAGGTAGCAAATGCCCACCGCATCCTACGTCAAATACACCGCAGCTATTGAACCTCTTTTGGAAGGCATCAATGCTGGCACTGATTCTTGGAAAATTGCGCTGGCGTTGACTGTTAACGCCGCCGATACGACGTTTACGGCGGGCACCACGGATCTGGCTACGGCTGGCGGGTACACGGCAGGCGGCAACGCGGCCAGCATCACGTCCGCCGCCCAGACGGCGGGCACGTACAAGCTAGTGCTTGCAAGCCCGGCTGTCTGGACAGGATCTGGCGCTGGATTTACGTTTCGATATGCGATACTTTGGGACGCTACGACCAACACCCCAGTAGCGTATTGGGATTACGGGTCCAACGTAACCGTGGCGTCTGGCGATACCGTTACCGTAACCCTTGATGCTACGAATGGCGTGTTCCAAGCTACCTGATAGGATAGATCTATGGCCTTCATAACCGCAGATCGTGTCAAGGACACATCGACCACGACAGGCACCGGCAACATTACGGTGTCTGGATCTGCGCCGTTTGGCTATCGGACATTCTCAACGGTTCTAAGCGCCAGCGACACATTTTATTATTGCGTTCAAGGCCAAGGAACTTCCGAATGGGAAGTGGGTCTTGGAACCTACGTTAGTTCTAACCAGTTTGCTCGCACAACCGTTTTGTCGTCTTCCGCCAGCGGCAGCGCCGTATCGTTTTCTTCCGGCACCAAAAACGTGTTTATCACGCTTGCAGCTACCAAAACCCTTCAACTAGATTCTACAGGAAATCCTGTTTTTACCGGTGTGCTCGCCATTGCTAATGGCGGCACTAACAGTACCGCAACGCCTACCGCAGGCACTGTCCCCTATGGAACCGGCACTGCTATAGCTTATTCGGCTGCGGGCACCGCCGGGCAAGTGCTTACGTCTGGCGGAACTGGCGCTCCAACATGGTCTACCGTAACCGGACTAGGCACCGTTACCAGTGTCAATGTTAGCGGCGGCACTACGGGGCTTACGTACAGCGGGGGGCCGATTACAGCTTCTGGCACGATTACTATGGCGGGCACGTTGGCTGTCGCCAACGGCGGTACTGGTCTTACTTCAACGCCTGCC